CCACCTGATGGAGTTGGTACTCTGCCACCACCTGATGGAGTTGGTACTCTGCCACCTCTACCTCTTCCCCTTCCTCTTCCCCTTCCTCTTCCCCTTCCTCTTCCACCACCTTCTTCTTTCACATACATCGGATTACCGGGGGTACCGCGTAGTGAAGCCTTGAACTCTTTCACAGCCAAATAGGCTTTAAAGGCCAGTGCAGCCCCTTTTAAAACTGCCAGGCCAATTATCACTTCTTCAATGTATTCCAACATAAACTTAAACACAGGCACGATGTATGCTTCAGTGAAATCTGCAAGTTTTCTAAATGCTGACTCTAGTTCAGGCATAAACTGTGCCGCCATCTTTGTGAGTCGATTATTGATTTCGGCTATCAGTGTTTGAAATTGTTGCAGTTGAGATGGATCTAATCCGTCCTTTATCCCTGCTTCCCTCTTTGCAGCAGCAGCAGCTTCTGCTTCTTGGCGTTTTTTTGTAATTTCAGTGAAGGAGCCACTTTGTGCAGCTAGGTCAGACATACTTAGTATTATACCTTGCTGTATTGAATCACCCACATTGGCAAATAATTTTCCTGAGGGTGATTTTATTATTGCTTGTGCTTCTGCTCTCTGTACATCGTATACGTTTTGAGCTGTTTTTGCGGTCAGCGTTCCCGTACGCTCCATTTCTGCATATGCCTGATTTGCTGCTCCTGCACTTTGCTGAGCCATCATTATATAATTTGTACCTGCGGCAGAAGTGGCACCACCAAAGGCGATTATTTCTTTTAATCCGGCCTGCAGATGTTTTGGTGTCGACAGCATTAATGCATTAAGTTGTTCTTGTCCTTTAGCATCCAAGCTATTCAGTTTAATTCTATAGGCTGCATCCGCCATCAATGCATCTTGTTCTGCTTTCAGTGCGTCCTTACTTTTACCGGTCAATTTAGATAAAGCATCCATATTTTTAAGGTAATCGGCACTGCCTTGTACTAATTCTGCATTTGTTTTTCCTTCAAGCTGGCCAGTCTTGGCCAAGATACCTGCATATCTAGCCATACCACCGTTTATGTCTTCAGTGGTATAGCCCAGTCTAGCTAGATCAGCGGATAAGGGACTTTTTCGAATCTTGGCTCCAAGTTCGGCTAAGCGTTTAGCACCATCTCCTGCTCCTTGTCCTAACATGGCAATGTTTTCACCATTTTTTGCAATCACTGAAGAAAATTGATCAAAGGTCAAGCCGGCACTAGTGGCAGAATCTATCATGTCATTGATACTGCCTCCAAAATTTGCACCAACACTAGATGCCTGTTGAAATGCTTTATAAGTACGTTCACCTGCTTGTGCCACCGTACCAAACACTGAGGCTAATGCTCCTCCTACTAACGGAATACCTGACATGGCACTGGCAGCTGAAGTAAAACTTGAATTTAAATTTGAAAATGTGCTTATGGTTCTAGATAGTGATGTTATTCCTCGTTCAAGTCCGTTGGCAAATGCATCTGTAGCAGAAATAGCCATTTGCAGACTTTTTATTTGTTGCTGTTCTAGATCCGCAGCTTTTTTACGGGCCTTGGCTTCGGCATCAGCATCTGCTAGTTTTTTCTTTGCAGATTTACTCAGTTCGTCATTGGCTTTAGTTACAGCTTTAGCTGATCCTGCCAGTCTGGTCAGTTCTTTTTCTAGTTCTTTTTGTGTGGCATTGTCTTTTTTGGTACCTTTGTTCTGCATGGCCACCTGCGCCAGCATGGCCGCAAGAAGTTGTTTTAACGTAGCTTCTGTAGCTGCATTATTAAGTTGAATTGGTTGCCCGCCAAGATCGCCGAAGACTTCTGCCATTTATTGTAAACCCCAAAAACTACGTATATAAATACAATGTAGATAAAGTATTTATCGGAGAAAAAAAATGCCTGATCAAACCATTCCGCAACCAATGAGGAAAACAGTTCACAACCCTCTGGCCAACTATTTTAGACAACCAAAATTGTATTTGAAATTACCCAGTAAGGGAAAGTTTTATCCAGAAGGCTCGTTGGATATCAGCGAAACTGAAGAATATCCTGTGTTTGCCATGACAGCCAAAGACGAATTAATGTTCAAAACTCCTGACGCATTAATGAATGGTGCTGCCACTGTAGAAGTAATAAAAAGCTGCGTACCAGCTATAAAAAATCCTTGGCTGATGCCTAGTATAGATATGGATCCGGTGCTGATTGCCATTCGTATTGCCACCTATGGTGAAAGAATGGAAGTAAAGAGTTCTTGTCCTGCTTGTGATCACCGTAATGAGTACGATATAAATTTATTGTCATTCCTAGACAAAGTAGGCGATTTTGTATACAATGACACACTTGCTGTGAGTGAATTGAAATTAAATATTCGACCCTATACCTACAAAGAACTTACAAAAATTGCTATTAAAACATTCGAACAGCAGAAATTAATTGCCATTGTCAATGACAACGAGTTATCAGACGAAGAAAAAGTAGCAAAATTTGGAGAAAGTTTTGTAAATCTCACAGGCATGACTGTAGATGTAGTGGTTAACTGTATTGACAGCATTGAAACTCCAGATGGTACAGTTACTGATAAAGCCATGTTGAAAGAATTTATGGAAAACACTTCAAGTGAAATTTTCAATCTAGTAAATGATCAAATCAAAGAAATGAAAGATATTATGGCGCTGAAAGCAGAAGGAGTAGAGTGTGAAGAATGCCAGCACAAATTCACATTAGAAATTGCTATGGATCAAACAAATTTTTTCGTGGTAGGATCTTAACACTTCCTCAGCCGGAGATTCTACTGTATATTGCGGAGCTGGAAAAAGAGGCTAGAGAATTAAAAAAAGACATATTAAAAATATGTTGGTACATGCGAGGCATGAGTTATGACGAAGCCATGGCTTTGAGTTGGGAAGAACGTTCGATCATTAGTGAAATTATCAAAGACAATTTAGAAACTACAAAGAAAAGCGGATTACCGTTCTTCTAATAAAAAAGGACTCCTAGGAGTCCTTTTTGTTTATTAACGCTTTCTAACCAAATTAAAACCTTCTGCCATCATTGGCCTAGTTCTAATAATGCTGTCACTAGTTACTCCCATAATTCTTTCACGGTCAGCATCAATTTCTGCTTGAGTTGGAGCTGCTTTTGTTCTTGATTTTTTTGTAGTAGCTGCTGGTTCAGCAGCTGACACTTCTCCAGCAGCTGGTTGTTGTAATGCTCTTGGTTTTCTTAAAACTTTTCCTGGCGCTGCCGGGACCGATGCTGGTTTAGTAGTTGTTGCTGTTGGTGCTGCTGCGGGTTTTGCTGGCGCAACACCTGCGGTAGATTTAGCAGGTGTAGGCTTAGGAGTTGCAGGCACTGTGCCAACTTCTTTCTGCAACAACTGTAGAATACGTTGTTTACCTTTCTTGTCAAGTTTATCAATATTTGCTTTAACTTGAGCATACTGTGTACCACCGCTAACTGCTGCATTGTCGGTTGGTTGTCCTGCGGCGGCCCCAGATAATTTTCCAAATGCTGATGTCGATTTATTCTGAGCGGGTGCTTTGTTATTTGTAGATTGTGGAGGCTGTGTTGTTTGAGCAGTGCTGCCACCTGTTGCAGGTGCAGGAGAATCTTGTGCCGTTTGAGCAGTGCTACCACCTGTGGCTGCTGTAGCCTTTGAACCAGGCATTGTGTCTCTTACTTTTTGTAATATATTTCTATTATCTGCTGCTGGATCTGCATTATCGCCAGCGCCGCCTACAGTGGCTTTACCTGCTTGAAATCCTTTTTTTACAGCAGACCCAAGGCCAGCTACTCCACCCGCTACTGCGCCAACACCTTTGGCTACTGCGCCAACACCTTTGCCCACAGCAGAGCCAATTTTATTTAAAATTGGACCTTCATCTAACTGTTGACTTTCCACGAGGAGTTCAGAGATTTTCATTTTAAGCAGTTCCTAATTGTTTTTGTAGATAAGCCGAAAGACGCTGTTTGCCTTTCATGTCTAGTTTTGCTAAATCTGTTTTAACTTGTGCATACAAAGATGTGGCTGCAACACCACTCTTGATTTTTAAAGATTTATATACGCCGTCTACTATTGCAGCATCAACACCTTGAGTGGTTAAAAACTTTTTAAGTTCTTCACTGTCAACGGGTGCGCCTGCCTTTTGCCAAGCAGAATTTAATTTGTCAGCAGTAATCTTAGTTGTTAGATTGGTGCCAACTGTGCGAGCCTTGTTCATGACCTTGCCAGCCAGACCCTTGATAGCATCCGCTGGCCCTTCGTTGAGTTGCGATTCGGTGATTCGTTTAAACACCAGATACACTTGTCCTTCACTTAAGGGACGTTGATGATGTTGTATAGATTCTTTTTTAGCAGGAGCACCTTTAACTCCTGCGGCAGCTACTGCACCCTGTGCAGCCGCTCCAAGATATTTAGTAGCTTCTTGAGCAGCTTGTGCTGCCTGACTGATCATAGTTCTACTAGCTTGATCAGACGCAATCTGCGCTATGTATTCTTTATCGTTGAATGTGTCAGCAATCAAGCCTTCCAGTGATTTCCAAGTGGCTGCACTCTGCTCATAGTCTCCGGCTTTCCAATATTGCCCAGCTTCGCCAAACAATTTTTTAGCTGTGTTAATGTCTTCAGGTCTACCAACTAGTCCTTTAATTTCAAAATTAGCCCAGCGAGTACCTAGTTCACCGCCAACTTCATCAAAGACCTGAGTCATGTTTAAACGAAGTGCGTTTGGAAACAGATTATCTTTAACTACCTGTGCTCCGCCTTTGATTGCGTCGCCTAGCAATTCGAAAGTCTTTCCTGCAATGAAACCATAGGCAGCAGTTTTAATACCTTTGCCTAAGGCAGTGGATAATTTTTCGCCTTTAAGTAATTCTACAGCACCACGCAGTACTTGACCAGCAATAGCACCGCCTACTGGCCCGCCTGCTAAGGCAGCAATAGCAGTTAGAACACCAATAATTGCAGCAGTCTTTCCAGGATTGTTTGTAGCATAGATTCCCATATTTGAAATCATATCTAAAATTTTACTATCTGGAAACTTGGTATTGATTTTATTCTTTAAGTTATCGAACTTTTGATCAAATGCCTTAACTGGAGTAGTATCCTGTAGCCATTTACCAATGTTGTTGACCACTTCATCAGCTTTTTTAGCTACGTCAACACCTTTGCCCAGCATGGTTCTATTACCGCCAGCATCAGTTGCAGACTTCTCTATACTACCAAATATAGTTTTAATTTGATCAGCACTAAGACTAGCTTCGATTAAAGGTCGTAACTCGTTGTAAATACCTTCAACAACTGCCTGTTGTTCGATATCAAGGTCATGACATGATTCTAATAGGATTTTATTAGAATTAATCATATGTTGTTCAAATATTATATTGCTTACTCTCATGTTTACTCGAAGGTTGATATGTTATTTATTGTAATTGTGAGCTGAAGCTCACATTCGTTTTCGCTTTCGCTCAACGAATTTTCTTTCTCCTAAACTGTGTTGATTATTGTAATTGCGAAGCAATTTAAGTATTATGCAGATTGTTCAGTCATACTTAGCCCTTGCGGGCTAAGAAGCATTATGCGAGTTGCACAGTACATACGGCGTTATGGCGTTTACAGAGGCGGTCATCCGGTACCTCGAGCCAAGTCTTATTAATGACGGCGGATTGCTACACAAACGCAGTCTTGCGCAACAACCGTGGGTTTTTCTCCCATCTTTAGCCTTGATATAATACTTTCTTGTACAGTAAACCGGTTCTGTAGGCATATCCGATCGTGGTCCTGTTAAGGATACTACTGTACAACCCCTCTGCCAAGTAGGGAATTCCATTGACTGCGATCCGAGATCCAGCTTTAAGGGCACACTAACAACGCCGGTGCGGGCTTATTTGGCAGTTTGTTGCCTAGATTTATTGAGCCTAGTGGCGGTGTGTGTTTGTTAAATTTTGGGTTTTTTGAGGATATGTGAGCCGTGAACTCGAACCTGTATGTGACCGTTGTACCAGTCAGTTGATTCTAGAACTTTGTGTTTGAATTGTTCTCTTGCCTCGATGTAGCTGCATTCTGATTTGTTTTTGCAGTAGAATAATATTTCTCTGGTGAAGTTTTCTTTGCCTAAGGCCTGTACGTCTGCTGTTAGCGCATCGCTAGAACCATAATAGTCCTTCCAATCGCTTTCAATTTTGCCTCTAATTTTCTTTTTCTTCTTTTTGCCGTTCTTCAAAGTTACTGTTTTATAAGTGGTCTTTGCAAACTTGGCTAGTTTTTTGCCTATATACTTGCGCCCAGAGACGACATTAGTAATAAGATATACGAAACCGATGTAATCTTCGGAGATTTCAACAACTTCTTTCTTCTTATAGTACCATGTCATCAGGTACTTATTTTCTTGGGCCTTCCTATCATGCCTTTTCTGGCTTGTTTGCGTTCTTCTCTTTTTGCCTGTATTTCTATGCGCCTTACGCTTGCTTCATTACGTATTTCTGATAGCCAATATCGTGCCTTAATGCCTGCTTCGTCAGAGCCTTTGTATTCAAATCGTTCTTGCCACTTAAAATATTCCTGAAAAGCAGCAATCATCTTGTCATGGCTTTCTGAACTCAAGCAACAATCTCCACATCATTTGAATAGCTGGTAAATCCGTTTTCTTTAATAACCTTGAGCACATGATTAACACGGCTGGTTAGATCATCTCTATGACTGATCAAGAATACATTCTTATTACGTTCACGGGTCATCTTCTTGAGTACCGCAATACTACTTTCAACTCCGCTGGCATCCATCCCGCTATCAACAAGTTCGTCAATGAATAACAGATTAATTGCTTGATATAAGTTTTCCCATACATCACGGAATGCCCACGACATAGACAAAATAAGCCTATTGCGTTCACCACGTGATAGATTATCAAAGTCTAGATCTTGTCCTAATTGTGTAATAATAACAGTTAGATCGTTTTGGAATTCTACCAGATGCGGTAAACCAATTTTATCGAGATAATACGTCAGTCGCTGATTTAGATAGGCTAGATTTTGATCAATAATACGCTTACGGATAAAGCTGTCTTTGTTAGTTAACAGTTTGTGTAAGAACTCTTGATGGTCTTTAACACGCACTAGTTTGTTTAAGCCTTCATAGTCTACTTCCTGTACCGCAGTATTGCGTAATTCTTCAATTTGTTCAATGTAAGGATTATCTTCCGCAACTTTGATTTCTAAATCACGCTCTAAACTGCCTAGAGTATTTTTATGATTGAGTGCTTGTTCTAGATTGTCATAGATCACTGTGGGACATTGACCTAATTCACCAACTAGACTAAGTGCTTCGTTAAGTTCACTGAGTTCTTCACTGTGAGTTTTTAAATGTCCTTGGCTTTCTTCAACCTGCTTGCTTTTAGCAGACATCATTTCATCATGTTTGGTATCATGTAGATCTTGACCACAACTATGACACTTGTGATCTGCAAGAGTTATTAATTCTCTTTCTAGTTTTTCCAGTGTTCGCTGTTCTCTTTCTAGTGTACTAGTCTGTTTGGCAACAAGAACTGTTAGGCTATCACGTTCTTTTTTACTTTTGTTCCACTCTACCAAAGCACGTTGATTGGCAATTTCATCATCAATCTCAACATCCAACAATTTTTCAATGGCTTTGGTTAAATTAGTAAGAGCAGTTTCGTGTTGTTCTTCCCACAGGCGTTGTTTGCGTTCAAGAGATTCGATACTCTGTTGAATACGTTCATTGCTGGCTTTGATAGTTTCAAGTTTTATATTTTCTGTGGAAATATTATCTTTGCTCTGTTTGATCTGTTCTTTAAGAGCTTCTGCCTTTTCACTTAATTGTGTAATACCCAACAGTTGTTCAATGATAGCACGTTGATCCGCAGCCTTCATAGAAAGAAACGGTTCAGTGTAAGTGTTAAGAGCCACAAGATGTTTGAACATGTCATGGGACATACCGAATACATCTTCAATATCTTTTTGTGTTTCTCTTGAATCGCCTTGACTCTCATCTTGATCTAGGCTTTCTTGTTCTTGACCGTTAACAGTAAATTTTAAAATGTTAGGTTTCCGGCCACGCTCGATACGATAGTCAATGCCGTCCTTTTCAAAACTAACAGTACACAGCATACCTTTGTTGTTGATCTTGTTAACAAGATTATCTTTCTTGATGTTAGTTAACGCAGTACCAAATATGGCATAGCTAAGGCCATTGATAATAGTGGTTTTACCTGTACCATTACGGGCTCCGCTGTCATCACCGCCTAGATCTAAGTTTTCACCTAGCACTAGCGTCAGTTGTCCTTTGTCAAAGTTAATTGCTTGGGTCTGTGCGCCCACGCTCATAAAGTTTCTAACTGTTAGGTCTTTGATTTTAATCATAGGTTATTGTAGATCTCCAACAGCATGGCCTTGTCAAAGGTATCACTGTCAATGGCATTAATTTGATTCATCACAATGGTATCAACTGATTCGAAGTTGATATCAATAGGAGTAGATTGTGCATCTACTTCAACTTTTTCTGGAATCAACATAAGCTCACGCAATTTGTATTGCGGCATGAATGTTTCTTTGATAAAGTTTGCTTCTTCAAAACTGATAGGGAGGTCAATGGTAACACGGCAATGCATCTTTTCTCTTAGGAGCTCGTCCGGTTTATCAATAATTTGACTCAGTTTGAAAGTGCGATAAACAGGTTGAGCAGTCCAAGTACGAAACTCAGGCTTGCCACCCCACTCTAACATCATCATGCCGCGGTCGTCATCTCCAGCATCGGCATAGTTGTGAGGAAATGCATTACCGATATAATGTATATTTCTATTGTTTTGTCGCTTATGAAAGTGCCCAGTGAACACATATTCTTGATTGGCAAAGTGACCCGATTGAATAGTTCCGTGATCCGGCATCTGTACCATGGCGTTCATGTAGAAGCTGGGCAGTTCCAAGTGACCAAACAGATACCGGCTTTTGATGTCCGGAATAGTTTTCCACTCGTCGCCTACTAGCCAAGGCATAATAGTTACATCGCCTTGAGTAAGTCGTTCTCTAACAGGAATAATATTAGGAAACAGACGCATGAATTCAATAGAATTAATTTCACGCTTGTCTTTATAGAACAAGTCGTGATTGCCTAGAATGAAATAGACTTTTTCAAATGATTGGCTCAGCTTCTCTAGATTAGAAACTGTATAGTTCATAGTCGAAACATCAGTGGTGTTTCTATTGTGATGCCAATCGCCGAGGAAAATTGCAGTTTCGCAGTTTTCCTGTTTGGCAACATCACAAAACCACGAGACGAAATCTTCGCAGTCTTGGTTATGCGTACGACTTCCTGATTTTAATCCGAAATGAATATCAGTGAAGCAGGCTACTTTTTTGAATAATGACATAGAATCTCCTTAGTTATTGTAACACATTTACAATCACTAGGTCAATCCCAATCTCCACCCCCGTCTACTGGTGCAGTACTAACTGGTCCGTATCCGCCACCTGGCTTACCCGAAGCATTCTGTCTTGTCCATGATGGATTCATGCCATTGATTTCTAAAATATCATCACGAATATTTTGATTACGTTTTTCAATGTTGATAATTCTAACGAATGAATTTGTAACAGCAGCCGTGTAGTAGGCAAACGGATTGTCAGATTTTGATTCGTCAAACTGTAGACCAATCTGAGTTAGCTGTAGAATAGCCTGTCCACGCATTTCGTCATTATAAGTGTAGCCACGCACGTTGCCTCTAGTTGCATACCGCTCACATAATTTTAAGAACATGCGGGCTAGATTGTTAGTCATTTGTCCATGCTCTTTGTTAAAGGAGCCAGTAACAAAATCACCTTTCCAATGACTTTTACCCACCAATATAAGATTGTCATTTTCATCAAACTTCCAGTGTTGGAAAGGAGGAAAATTCACCTTCTCATGACTATCTGCGGTATTCTTCAAGGTCTTTTTTCTTCCTGGTGCAAGCGGCACATGTTCAAAGGTCATGACTCTAAACACCACATCAGTTTTAAGGATTTTTTTGTAGTCAACTTCGTAATCTTTGGCAGGAAACTTTTTACCACCTGACTGTGCAAGTTCGTGGGCTTTTTTACCCATCTTGATGGCACGATTTCTCTTGGCATCGGCAATTGTTCTAATATTGATTTTAGACAAATTTGGGATGATTAAATCATAGTCACTGTATGCAGGATCGCTGTAGGTGCAATAGGTATTCTTGCTGAGATGTATTTCTTTTAGTAGATCCTTGTTGGTAAGATACTTGATCTTAGGAGGCTGCGTAATTATTGTCATTGTTTTAGAATTCTCCGGTTATTAATATAATAGCACATTTTGTCAATAATAAATAGTCTATATGACAAGGAAATTTGCTCAAAATGGCACGTAACTCTTATCCTGAAACTCCAGCACAAGAAGCTGCACGAATCAACCGAGCCAGCGGCGATCCTGAAGGTATCACGGCTGAACAGGTTGCTAACAACAGAGGCATTAATGAAAAATTAACGGCAGCATTTGGTGGGGGTGCATTAACAGCTTCTTCGGGACCTAACAGTAATCCTTTAGCAAGATTGGTTGCAAATGTGTCAACACAAGTTGAAGCTGCGGCCAATGATGCCGCAGCAGCGATTAAAAAAGCTCCCGAAAATTTTGCTTCATTAAAATCAAATTTAGATGCCACCGTTGGCCGTTTGAGCGGAGAAATAGGTACAGGTCTAAACGGGTTCACAGCCGCAGCAGGAAATCTTGCTAATGATGCCAAAGGAGCACTGGCTGGAGTCACCGGTGCTCTAGGCGGTATCAACAGCACAGTACAGAGCCTTGCGTCAAATGCCACAGGCATTGGAGGTGCTCTACAAGGACTAGCCTCAAATGCTACTAGTGCAATTTCGGGAGTCGCCGGAGCACTTGGCGGTGTTGCTGGCCAAGTAGGTGGTATTGCTGGTGGTATCAGTAATGTTGGTGCTGCGATAGGGGCAAGTTTAGACAAATTAGGATTGGCCAGTGGCGGGTTAGGTGGTGGTATTGCTGCACTTGCCGGTAAAGTATCAGGTGCAGCAGGAATGGTAAACAATCTTTTAAGTATGGCCAGAGGTAAGAATCTTCCTAGCGGTGCTGAATTATTTACCCAACAAGGATCGTTTGTCGAGTTAAAGCCGGGCGCAGTAAATGATTGGCGTGTGAGAATAAATTGCAATTTTGGATTGTTTGGCACAGCATTCAATAGACTTGTGGACACCAATGGTTTTGTTTTTCCTTATCTTCCAAACATCACAGTATCTTCCAAGGCCAACTATACTCAGATAGAGCCAATCCATAATATACAACCATTCTATGCCTATAAGAACAGTCAGGTTGATGATATACAAATTTCTGGAGAGTTCTCAGTAGAAAATGAACTTGATGCACAATATTGGATTGAGGGAACTACGTTTTTAAAAACAGCCACCAAGATGTTTTTTGGTTCGGGCGAAAACGTAGGCAATCCGCCTATTATCTGTAACCTCACTGGATACGGTGCAAGAGTTTTTAATAATGTTCCTGTAATTGTAAAAAGTTTTTCAGTTGATTTCAAAGATGATACAAGTTATATCAAGTATACTCCTAAAGGTGGAGCACCAACGTGGGTGCCTATAATGAGCACTATATCGGTAACAGTAGCGCCAATTTATAATAGAACAAGATTAAGACAATTCAATCTCAAAAGTTACGCCAACGGTCAAATTGTTGGCGGCCAAGGATACATCTAATGGCTTCATATAATCGAGCATCACCCTATTATACAACAAAAGAAAATAATTTTTATTTAGAATTATTAACTATTCGACCTGTGCCTTCAGAGGCAGATGATTATCGTTATATTATAGAAACACAATACCGACATCGTCCTGACTTATTGGCATTTGATCTTTATGGTAATGCCAAACTATGGTGGGTGTTTACGCAAAGAAATATGGAAACTATAAAAGATCCAATTTTTGATTTTGTTCCGGGAACCGTTATATTCTGCCCAAAAAAATCAAATATAGAAAAATATATCGGAATTTAAAATGTCAATTTTTGGTTCAGGTGAAACTCCAACAGAAAAATATGCTAGACTAGGGTCGGCCTATACTCAAACAAGCCCACCTAGTTTTAGAGACATTGGTAATAAAATAGAATCTTTTGTCAAGCCAGATGGTAATCCTATTTCACAGGTAACTAATGCCATAAGCACAGTAACCGGAACAGCCAGACAAGTTACCAATGCATTTTCTCAAGGTGCCACTATTGCCATAGATAAAATAAAATCATGGGAACCTGATCCTACAAAACTTCCACCGCTTGCTGTATCATTTTTGAAACCTATAGCAGGAGGACCGCCTTATCAAAATATACTGGAACAGTTTGCTTCATATTCTCCTCTCTGGACGCTGTCTTGCCTTACTCCCAACGAATTTAACAATCCGGATTTATACAGAAATAATCCCACAAGATTATCAAATGTAATTCTATCATCAGCAGGCCGTTATGATGCACGAAGAACCAATACAGTGAATGGTGCTCCAGAATATTTCATTGACAACTTCTCTATGAAACACAATTTGGCACCAGGGGCTAAAGAAGGAAATACCAATAATTGTAACATTACATTCGATGTGTACGAACCGTATTCAATGGGGATGTTTTTACAAAGCATGAAAGTTGCAGCAGTAAATGCGGGATATCCTAGTTATCTAGTAGAAACTCCTTACCTTCTAGTGTTAGAATTTAAAGGGATGAAGGACAACGGAGCCATGCTGGCATCAACAGCTAAATTAACTAGATTTTTTACCATTAGAATAAATGAAATTAACTTTAAAGTTGACGAAGGTGGCAGCAAATATTCAGTGGTCGCTATGCCCCTGCACTTCAGCGGTTTCAGTGATCTAGTCAATATATTACCCAGCGACATTTCTATAACAGGAGAAACAGTTAAGAGTGTATTGGCATCTGGTTCAAGAAGCCTAACCAATGCTCTAAATAGAATACAACAAGATTTGGTCAAATCTGACCAGCAGGATCTAGCAGATATATATCAAATTGTATTTCCAAAAGATTCTTCAGATGATATAGGTGTAATTAAATCTACAAATGCCACCGAAGTGTTAAAAGCCACTGCCGATCCCAACAAACCCGCAGAAACAAAGATCAGTGATACTAAAGATGAAGTTCAATTAGATTTTGGATCAGGGCGAATCGGCAGTGATACCAACACCATGGGGTTTGATGCTACATCTGGCGGAAACTATGTTTACAAATATGAAAGTGATGTACTTGATGAAGATGGAAAGAAAGTAATTAAAGAGAAAATGTCAATCGATACTAATTTAAGATTGTTCACCTTCCCTCAAAAAACGACAAAAGTTAGTGAAGTAATTAATCGAATTATTCTAAGTTCTAAATTTGCTGAAGATGCTATCAAACCAGAAGCAATTGATGAAAACGGTCAAGTTGAGTGGTATAGACTAGATTGTCAGATACAACTACTGGGATATGATACCAAAAGAAATGTTCGTGCAAAGAAATACATCTATAGAGTTGTGCCTTATAAAGTGAATGCAGGCATAATAAAAAATCCTTCAGCTGCTCCGGCCGGCCAGGGCCAGTTAAGCAAAATTATTGCCAAACGTTACGATTACATCTACACCGGTACAAATAACGATTTGTTAAAATTCGACATCACACTTAATGCATTATGGTATCAAGGTCAAATGCCTAAACCGCCGAACAAAAATGCTGCCATAGCCAACAAAGACATACAGACAGGAGCAGATGAACAAAAAAATCAAGCCGTGGTGCAAACAGGCGAGGCAGTAAGCGGAGTATCAGCAGTCACAGGCGGTGCGTCAGTGAAACCGGATTATAGCATAAAAACCAGTTCGGCATCTGGCGATAAAACTGCAGAACAAATGGTGGCAGATGCATTTAATAATGCTTTTTTGAATGGCAGCAAGGATCTTACCCTTGTTGATATTGATATTCTAGGAGATCCTTTTTTCATATCTGACAGCGGGATTAACAGCAATTATTTTGCCGAGCCTGGTCCAAACAGACAGGTCACTGCAGATGCTACCATGAGTTGGGAAAGCAGTGAAATATATGTGTATCTATCTTGGAGAAGTCCCGTAGAACCCAATCTTGGAACTAATGGTAAAGGTGGTCTCTACAATTTCCCTAAAGGAGAATGGGTCAGTCCCTTCAGCGGAATTTACAAAATCAATTGGGTGACTAGTAAATTTTCCGGAGGCACATTTCAACAGACTTTAAATATGGGTAGACTGCTAGGACAACCACAAGATTTCATTGATGGATCTGAAGCAATCAGCAAGCAGTCACAGATGTTGTATGATACCACCAAACCAGAACCTCCCAAAACTACTGTAGTTGATACTGAAGATGATAGTATAAAATATGATGAAGATCAAGGATTAAATTTCTAATGTCTATTGAAAAACGAACCCCAGTTAGTGAAAGCTCTGGAAAAATCGGCTCCGGTATAATGATGGCCAAGGTTGTAGGATATTTGGATCCCGGATTTATGAGCGGACTAGAAGTGTCAATATCAAGAGATAATGGAAATACTATTGGCGACCTAGGTCAGACATATACAGTAAGATATGCCAGTCCTTTTTATGGAGTCACTGCGTATGAAAATTTAGGCTTGAATAAAACTGATTACAATGACACACAAAAAAGTTATGGCATGTGGTTTCCAACTCCTGAAATTGGCACCACTGTACTGTGTGCTTTTGTTGATGGTAATACTGCAGAAGGATTTTGGTTTGCTTGTGTGCCCAGCAGATTTATGAATCACATGATTCCCGCAATTGGAGGCTCCGCCGCGGTTGAACTGACACCAGAACAAAAGAAAAAATACGATACCACGCGGCCTCTTCCTGTGGCAGAAATCAATAGAAAAACCAATGCGCTAGATAAATCTTTAGAAACTGATAAAATAAAAAAACCGGTGCATCCTATTGCTGATGTATTTTTAGAACAGGGATTGTTAGAAGACGATGTACGTGGAACTACCACAAGTACTTCAAGAAGGAACATTCCTAACACAGTATTTGGAATATCAACCCCCGGGCCATTTGATAGAGGCCCCAATGCAAAAAAACAGTTTATTGGTAAACGGCAGGCACAAAGTCCATCAACGGTTCCTGTTAGTAGATTAGGTGGCACCCAATTGGTTTTTGACGACGGGGATGATCAATTCATAAGAAAAAAACCAGCCGGCCAAGGACCTTTAGACTATGCAGATACACTTAAGAAAGAAAAAGGTGATACAAATATTCCTTACAATGAATATGTAAGACTGCGTACACGAACTGGCCATCAGATATTGTTACACAACAGTGAAGACTTAATCTATATAGGCAATTCACGTGGCACCGCATGGGTTGAACTGACCAGCAATGGAAAAATTGATGTATATGCACAAGATAGCATATCCATACATTCAGAAAACGATGTTAATATTAGAGCCGATAGAGATATAAATTTTGAAGCTGGTAGAAATGTCAACACAAAAGCCGCAGGAGGCAACATCCAAATAGAAGCAGTGGGCAATTTGAATTTAATTGCAGCTCAAAATGGGAAAATCACTGTCGGTGCAGGATTCGATCTAGTTTCCGGATCAGGAACTAAACTGTCATCAGGCGGAGCAACCAATATTAAATCATCAGACACTAATATTGACGGAGGCAACATTAATTTAAATTCTGGATTGGCAGTAGCTGCCACACCGGCCTCTACATTAAAAACTCATGCTAATATTAAAACTAGTTCTAGTTCAACCTGGGGCAATAAAAAACGATACTCCGCAGGAACATTAGACAGTATCATGAAAAGAATTCCCATGCACGAACCTTGGGCGTTACATGAGAATCAAGCCCCAACACTGCTAACACCAAAAAACACTGATAGGGATACATAAAATGGCAAAAATATATAACAAAAAATCAGTGGCTGCGTTAACTGCCAGTACCGGTACCAGCGGCAACACCGCATTTACCTACAAAGGTTTCAGTTCTCAAGAATCCAAAAATGGATTTAAATTATACGACATCGATTTGGTAAAACAGGATATCATCAATCATTTTTATATTCGCAAAGGTGAAAAATTAGAAAATCCTGATTTTGGCACAGCGTTATGGGATTTGTTATTTGAACAATTTACTGAAGAAGTTAAAAAATTAATTACAGACGATGTTGAACAGATTATCAATTATGATCCTAGGATAGAAATCAACGGAGTAAGCATTGATTCCACCGATATGGGAATAAGAATAGAAGCTGATATAACCTATCTGCCTTTTAATATCAATGAACGAATGACTTTTGATTTTGATAGAGAAAACAAAATCATTTACTAAGCAGTTTATTTTTATAGTTAAATACATGATAGGATAGTAAAATGACCACAACGTCTAGACAAAATAATTTAATACTCAACGAAGATTGGACTAGGATCTATCAGACTTTTCAGAGTGCTGATTTTAAAAGCTATGATTTTGAAAATCTTCGCAGAGTTATTATTGCCTATTTCAGAGAAAACTATCCAGAAGATTTTAACGATTATATTGAAAGCAGTGAATATCTTGCTCTGATTGATGCTATTGCATTTCTTGGACAGAGTCTTGCTTTTAGAATAGATCTAGCCAGCCGTGAAAATTTTATTGAACTAGCGGAACGAAAAGAAAGTGTACTTCGTCTTGCTAAAATGTTGAGTTATAATGCTAAACGTAACATATCAGCCAAGGGTTTGTTAAAATTTGACACTGTCAGCACCACAGAAAGTGTTTTAGATAACAACGGTAAAAATCTGGCTCAACAGACAATTGTGTGGAATGATCCAACCAATCAAAACTGGGTAGAACAATTCGTCACGGTGCTAAACGCTGCAATGACAGACAACACTGCATTTGGCCGCAGCCAAGGTTCCGCAACAATCGATGGCATTGCTACAGAGCAATATCGATTTAGAACCTCATCAAATGATGTGCCAATTTTTGCCTACAGCAAAGTGGTTTCTGGCCGCCAAATGGCATTTGAATTAGTCAGCACTAGTTTCAAAGGCAAAGAAGAAATTTATGAAGAAACTCCATTTCCCGGCAATCAATTAGGTTTTATATATAGGAATGACGGCAAAGGAGGGACCAGTGCTAACACTGGATTTTATCTCATGTTCAAACAAGGCAGTCTTGAACTAGCAGATTTTTCTATCGATGTCCCTGCTACTAATGAATTAATCGCTGTAGATACAAATAATATCAACAATGATGATGTTTGGTTATTTGCACTTAATTCGGCAGGAGTACAGTTAAATGAATGGACCAAGGTATCGAGTTTAATAGGCAACAACATTTCATATAACAGTATCAATAGCAATATTAGAAATATCTATTCAGTGCTCACAAAAGAAAATGATAGAATTGATCTAGCATTCGCAGACGGAGTATATGGTAATTTACCTCAAGGATCGTTCCGAGTCTATTATAGAACCAGCAATGGTTTAAGCTATCAAATATCACCAAATGAAATGAGGGGAATCACAATATCCATTCCCTATACCAGCAAGACTGGTGTCAGGCACACTCTTACATTGACCATGGGTCTCAAGTCTACTGTAAGTTCATCTTCTCCAAGTGAGTCTGTGGCTTCAATCAGAACAAATGCTCCTGCTCAATACTATACCCAGAATAGAATGATTACCGGAGAAGACTACAATCTTGCCCCATTATCTACTTCACAGAACATTCTCAAAGTAAAAGCAATTAATAGAATATCAAGCGGAATCAGTAGAAACTATGATTTGATTGATGCCAGCGGGAAGTATTCTAGTATAAATGTATTTGCCGCCGATGGACTTATTTATAAACAGAACATTGAAAAATCATTGGCATTTAAATTTACAAATAGAATTGATATTATAAATTTTATACGCAACAGCATTGAACCCATCTTTGCTTCTGCAGATACCTACAATTTTTATCTCACTAAATTTGACAAGATCTTGTTTAGTGACACAAACTATCGCTGGAAACAGATAACCACAGATGTGAATAATTCTACCGGATATTTTTACAATTTTATTGATGGTACAATTTTAAAAGTTGGGTCATATACTACCAGCACATTGCAATACATCACTCCGGGCACATTGGTTAAATTCACAGCACCAGCCGGCCAGTCTTTTAGACGTGGCAAATTGGTTACTACTGATGCCAATGATCCTGAACAGAAAGATCGACTATGGACCAAAGTTATAAAAATCACAGGCGACGGTACCAATGCAGGTGTGGGAATTCTAGCGTCTGGACTAGGAGCAGTGCAGTTCAGTGACATTATCCCATCAGAAGCTATTGCTACTAGGATAGTGGCTAAGTTTGTTAACAATCTTCCTAACGGAATAGAAAACGAGATGATCAATCTCATGCTGGCTAATCTTAATTTTGGTCTGCGTTTTTCAGTAATCGATGCATCTTGGAAATTAGTAGCTACTGCTAATCTTGACTTGTTAAATGATTTTAGCCTTGGTAAAAGTGGCGACACAACTAGTCAAAATTTAGATTCGTCATGGATCATTGCATTTGTTAAACAGGCAGATGAATATTTTGTTAGAATACGTGGTTTAGAGTATGTGTTTGGTAGCATAGAAGAAAATAGATTTTATTATGATAGCTCACAAAAAACCTATAACGGTAAAACTGGTGATGTGGTCAAAGATCAAATTAAGATTTTAGGAATTAACCCGGACAGTAATCTTTTGAATCCCTTGAAGCAAGATATTAGTTTTGCTATCAGCGATGCTATTACCTTTGACGACGGATATCAAAGCACAGAAGAAATAAAAATTGAATTTTATGATTCTGACAGTGACGGAGTCATTGACAATCCTGAAGCATTTGAGCAGGTAGCAGGACTAGACTTTGATTTGAAATTTTTATTCTTCCAAGAATCTGTAGATGTAGCAGGCAATAAAATCAAACAATATGTGGATAATACTGATAACATCATTGTCGTTGTGCAGAAAGAAAGTCTAGTTAATGTCAATGACTATACCGACGGCCAACTAATCTACTTCTACGACAGCAATGAAAATGTGGTCAAACGAGTTGATCGAACCACAAATACTTTGGTATTAGAAAGTTCATATACTGCAAATTACGGCAGAGCAGGACTTAAATTCCAGTACATTCACAATGCCAATGTTGATCGTAGAATTGATCCCAGTTCCAGTAACATTGTTGATGTGTATCTTTTAACACGAAGTTATAACACTGCATTTAGAAATTTTCTTGCAGGCGCAACTAAAAAACCAGAAGAACCAAACAGCGATAGTCTACGAATTGCATTCGGATCAAATTTAGATTTGATTAAATCTATATCGGATGAAATAATATATCATCCTGTGGTCTACAAGGTATTATTTGGATCAACTGCCGACGTGCAATTTCAAGCAAAATTTAAAATAGTAAAAAACGTAAACAAATTGATCAATGACAACGATTTAAAAGTTAAAATCATCAATGCCATAAATGAATTCTTTGATATTAATAATTGGGATTTTGGTGATAGATTTTACGTCAGTGAATTGATCACATATGTGATTAATACCGCGGCACCTGATATTAGCAACATGGTAATTCTGCCAAGACAGATTACACAGTCATTTGGTAGTCTATTTGAAATACAAAGCAGAGTTGATGAAATTTTTGTCAGTGGCGCTACAGTAGATGACATAGAAATTGTAACTGCAATTTCTGCGTCGGAACTCAGAATCCCTGTAGATAGTGTCATTAATAATTCTACAACTTTTACTACCAGCGTGTCAACCAGTACTTCATCTGGCAGCTGATATAGTTATTAAAACAAGAGCATAAAAAATGGCAGATAAAATATTTCCCGAAAGTGGTCTACCTATTAGAAAAACTTCTGAACTGCTCCCACAGATTTTTCAAACTGAAGCTAATCAAAAATTTCTAGCAGCAACTCTGGATCCTCTGACTCAGCCCGGTGTGCTTGAAAAGAAAGTTGGATATATAGGCAGAAGATACGGCAAAACATTCAACACCAAGGACGTATATCTCGACAGTGACGAAACACTAAGAAGCAGATACCAGTTGGAACCAGCAGTTGTGGTTGAAAAAGATCAAAAAGCCACTGCCTTTTGGGACTATTTAGATTTCAAAAATCAAATAAAATTTTTCAACAACAACGAAGAACGAGATGATCTAATAGTATCACAGGATCACTATACTTGGAATCCCCCTATAGAATGGGACAAGTTGGTCAATTATCGTGAATACTATTGGGTGCCTGCAGGACCGCCTCCAATTAAAATTCTCGGCCAAGCACAGAATATTACCAGCACCTATCGCGTGAGACCTGGGGTGGGCAGTGTTTTTATATTCACCCCAGATGGATTGACCAATAATCCTGCAATCACATTGTACCGAGGACAGACCTATAAATTCCAAGTTGCAACCCCAGGTAATCCATTTATCATTAGAACCAACGTTGACACAGGTACGTTGCAGTACAATCCTGTGTTTCCCTATGTTCAAGGGCAGCTCACGGTGTTTGACGGTAAAATATGGAAGGCCAAAAAAAATATCAATCCTGTAGACGGCAGTACCATAGATGAAAACAGCGACGATTGGGAGTTTGTCGATGTAGCCAACGAGACTACCTCGTTTGACTATAATAAAGGACTGACCAATAACGGAACTGAAAATGGCACAATAACTTTCACCGTGCCTCTAGATGCTCCTGACGTTTTGTTCTATCAAAGTTTCACTGACCCAAATAGATTTGGTCGATTTATCATTGCCAATATTGAAAGCAACACTAAAATTGACATTGAAAAAGAGATTCTCGGCAAGACCACATACACAAGCAGCAATGGTATAACTTTCAGCAATGGTATGATAATTTATTTCACTGGCACAGTATCTCCGGCGAAATACGGTAATCAATCCATGAACAACAAATGGATAGTAGAAGGGGTAGGAGAAAAGATTTCCTTAATCAATGTTGCTGATCTTGTAGTATCTGCTACATTTGCAAATTCTTCGCCTGAAATTTTATTCGATAATGGTGGATTTGATACCCAACCTTTTGACGACGCTGCGGCATTCCCAGGCGACAAAGATTACATTACAATTAACAGAGCCAGTGTAGATTCCAATCCATGGTCAAGATACAATAGATGGTATCATAGAGCAGTGTTGGATTATGCTCACAACTTAAATCAATCCAGCTTTGAAGCAGATGAAACTACTAGAGCAAAACGTCCTATAATAGAATTTAAATCAAATTTAAAATTGTACAATCACGGATCACTGGCAATGCCCGCAGTAGATTACATAGACGATTTCACCACAGATGTGTTTTCAGTTATAGAAGGCAGTAGCGGATATATTATCGATGGCGAAAGTCTTTTTGATGGTGCCAGAATTTTGATAACCAACGACACTGACAAGTTGGCAAATAATCAAATATACACAGTGAAATTTATTAGACATGTCAATTCAAGACAAATCAGTTTAATAAGAAGTTCAGAACTAGATCCCGCAGTGGGAGAATGTGTGTTAATCAGACGGGGACTTGTAAATCGTGGATTCATGTATCACTTCAACGGCGTTGGCTGGATCAAGAGTCAGTCAAAAACAGGGGTCAATCAAACCCCATTATTTGACATGTTCGATGCTAATGCTGTAAGTTTTAGTGATGCTGACTCTTACCCAGTGAGCTCGTTTGTTGGCAGTCCGATTATCAGCTACAAACAAGGCATAGGCGGTCTTGACAAAGAGCTAGGCTTTGCTATCAGTTATCTTAATATAGATAATGTTGGAGATATACAGTTTACCTGGAATCTAGACAGTGATGTTTTTAACTACACACTTGATAAAAAACTTTATTATCAAAATCTAGCCACAGGATTTTACAAATTTAATATAGATGAACAGTATGACAATGGTTGGTTAAAATTAGATCCTAATGTTGTACAACCTATAATAGACACAATTACTGTAAATTCTATTACCAATGAAATTGTCACGGCAGTGGTCGATTGGACCACACTTACAGATGACAAAATAGCAAAGATTTTATTTTATCTCAACGGTGTACAACTACGTGACACCTATACAAGAAACATCGACACATTTACTTTCACAAATAATTTTGCTGTTGGTGATGTTATCACAATTAAAATATTTGCAGATACTGTGCCTGATCTAGGATATTATGAAATACCAATGGGTCTGGAAAAAAATCCCCTAAATGAAAGAATAAAAACATTCACACTGGGACAAGCATCTGATCATATTTCTAGCGGATTAGAAATGCTAGATAATTTTGTTGGACGATATCCTGGCAGTAATAATCTACGTGATATCAGTGGATTTCAAAATCTCACTAGACGATTTCTAAAACATTCTAGCCCTGCCCCGCTGTCGATAGCATTGTTATGCGATAAAGAAATCAATATCATCAAGTCTATACAGTATGCCAAGAAAACCTATACAGATTTTAAAAACAGTTTCATCACGCTAGCTAATGAACTGTACTATGATCAAACCCCAAAAGATTTTGTGGATTCTATACTAGAAGAAATCAGTAGATCACAAAATTCAACCAGACCCTTTGCTGGATCAGACATGATTGGTAGTGGAGCATATTCTACAATAGATTACACAGTAGAAGACACGGGGATTAAAACATTCGCACTGTCTGAAAAATTTGATCTTGCTACACTTAGTTCTCGAGCAGTCTACGTGTATTACAACAATCAACAACTTTTACATAACAAAGACTATGAGTTTAATTCAACTTTTGGTTTTGTAAATTTAAAAATACAGCTTTCTGAAAACGATAAAATTCAAATTAGAGAGTATGTGTCTACGGCTGTGAATTTTATTCCACCAACTCCTACCAAGATGGGATTATATAAAAAATATCTACCTAGAAGATTCTTAGACGATACCTATGCTGAGCCACAAGAAGTCATACAAGGACACGACGGTAGCATCACTGTGGCCTATGGTGATTTTAGAGATGATGTTCTACTTGAACTTGAATACAGAATCTACAACAATATCAAACAAGAATATAAAGAAAATGTATTTGACATTGATCTTATACTTGGCGGGTATTACGGAAACTCACAGTATAACAAACTTCAAGTTGACAATATTGTAAATGCTGAATTTTTAAAATGGATTCAAGGCACCAGCATTGACTACGTAAAAAACAGTTATTATGATTCTCAAAATTCTTTCACTTATACCTACAGCAACATGACTGACCCTACGGGCGCAGTGAATCTACCAGGCTATTGGAGAGGAGTCTATCAATGGTTCTATGACACAACAAGGCCACACCAATGCCCGTGGGAAATGCTGGGATTTTCAGAAAAACCCACATGGTGGGAAAGTGAATACGGTCCAGCACCTTATACTTCAAATAATTTAATTCTGTGGGAAGATCTAAGAGATGGCATAATTCGTCAAGGTGATCGTGCTGGTATACGAGACAGGTACAAGCGCCCTTCAATCATGCAGCACATTCCTGTAGACGGAGATGGTCAATTGTTGAGTCCTTTAGATTCTGGGCTTGCTGGAAATTTTTCATTGGTGAATAATCAAGGAGCTTTTCAACTTGGAGATCTAGCCCCTGTAGAATTTGCATGGAGATCCAGCAGTGAATGGCCATTTGCTATCATGTCAGTATTATCATTGTTAAAACCCATGGAATTTATTGCAGACGGTTTTAACCGAAGCGCAGTAACCACAAATATTCTTGGACAAACAGTTAATACAAATACGCAGATGTTTTTGACTATAGATGATTTAATTTATGAATCTACTGTAGATCAGCCGGTGTCAGGATTGGTAATTTATATTGTAAATTATTTAAAAAGCACAGCTACCGACTCTGCCAATCTAGAAGACAAATTGTCAAATATTAATGTTAAATTATCTAATCGATTGGCAGGTTTTGTCGACCAGGCACAACAAAAATATGTACTAGACAGTAAGAATCCAAAATCAACTTCTAGCAGTATTTTTATCCCGCCAGAGAATTATGACATAATTTTTAATGTTAGCGCACCGATCACAAACCTTGTGTATAGCGGAGTAATTATAGAAAAAACGAACCAAGGATACAAAATCAGCGGTTATGATAATTCCAATGCTTTTTTTAATTATTATGCCGCCGTGCAATCTCAGCGCGATCCTGTTATCCAAGTAGGTGGAGTCAGTGAGAATTTCTTTGATTGGGAAAGTGAAAAATTCTATGGCAATGGAATAGTCATACGATATCAAAATCAATTTTATCGCAGCATACGCAGCCATACTAGCGGTATTGAGTTTGAAGAAACTCCCAACGGCACCGCAACATGGCGAAAATTAGCAGGAGCTCCGATCACTGGCGGAATTACTGCTTTTAGAAGAAGAAATTTCAACAAACTAAAAATAAGAAAATTATTCTACGGCGCAGTGGTGACTGATATTCAACAGGTGATAGATTTTCTTCTAGGCTATCAAGAATATCTCAAAAGCGTGGGGTTTGTTTTTGATTTTTATGATCCGCAGTATCAAGCAGCCAGAGATTGGTTTACATCTGCTAAAGAATTCATGTTTTGGAGTCAGCATAATTGGGCCGAAGGATCTTTGCTGACACTAAGTCCGGCAGCATCATTGTTGAAAATTAATTTCGCCGTGGGAGTAGCAGACAATATACTAGATGGTTTTTATGATTATCAGGTTTTAAAGAATGACGGAGCCACGTTGTCACCACGAAATATCAATGTCAATAGAGATTTTCAAACTATTACTATATCAACCACAGATACCAATGAAGGCGTATATTTTTTAAAATTGCATTTTGTGCTCAAAGAACACGTAGTTGTGTTTGATGATCGTACAGTTTTCAATGATGTTATCTATGATAAGCCAACAGGCTATCGTCAAGAACGTATTAAGAGTCGAGGATTCCGTACAGTTGATTGGGATGGCGATTATACCAGCCCTGGATTTTTGTTTGACAATGTTAACATACAGGCCTGGCAACCTTTTGTAGACTACAAATTAGGTGATATTGTCGCTTACAAATCGTACAATTGGACTAGCAAGTATAGTCAACTAGGCACAGCAGAATTTCAAGATGCCGGGTGGACTAAACTTGACTCTACCCCAACTAAATCATTGGTTCCAAATTTTGATTATAGAATAAATCAATTTGAAGACTATTATGAAGTAAACACTGACGGTGTTGGGTCTAGCCAGCGAAACCTTGCAAGACATGCCGTGGGATATCAACCTAGAGAATATCTTGAAAATTTAGCCGAAGACGAAATTACACAGTTTAGAATTTATCAAGGATTCATTAGAGAAAAAGGCACAGCCAACGCTATTGTCAAAGTGTTTGATAAAATCAGTCGAACAGATGATGACAGTGTGGTATTGAAAGAAGAGTGGGCATTTAAAATAGCCCAATATGGCGGCACAGATCAAACCAAAGAATTCGAATTTGAAATCAAAAAAGATGCCTTTGCTATTAATCCACAACCTATATTAATAACCTATAGTGAAGATGCGGGTGTTGTTTTAGATCAATATCTAAGAATAAAATCATCTAATTTTTCTATAGCTGACACTCCCTTTACTACCAATCTTAACCCGTTAATTGACTATGATGGGGTCTCTAGGTCTGCAGGGTATGTTAACAAAAAACATGTGGATTTTATTCTTAAAAACAAGGATGACATTCTTGATTTAGATATTAGAACAGTGTTCAACAACACTCATTTTTGGATCACGTTTGATAAATCGTCATGGACTGTGCTACGTTACAATGAAGAATTAGCGTTGAGAATCAGCAGAGTTGAAAAATTATCCGAAACTGAAATAGAACTAACTTTTGAAAGACTGCATAATTTTTCAGTTAACGATATTGTAGGCATCACCTATGTGCTAAATCTCAATGGATTCTTTAAGATTACTGCGGTAACACGCAACACCATTATTATAGCACCGTCGTCTACAGATGATCCAGAAATAGAAGACAGCACCTCGGCAGTGGTAGGAATTTTCACCACAGTGAGATTCGCAACATACGCACAATTAGATGACCAAAAAACTGCACTGCTTGGTCTTGGATCAAAACTATGGGTGGACAACAATGGCGACAACAAGTGGGAAGTCATAGAAAAAACCAAACAATATTCAACTTTTGAATTTGCTGAATACGGAATTACCGCCCCTCTCGGCACAGGTACCGCGGTGTTGTATCTAGACAGCCTCAAACAAATTGCCACCAGCATACCGGACTCTGGATACGTGATGATTTATACAGCACAGACTGCTGGATCACAATTGATATTGAAACAGATAGTACCCCCACCTGACGGTTTTGATACAGCAGTACTAGGATCATTTGGTAAGGTATTGGCAGTAAGTCCTGATCATAGATGGTTAGCAGTTGGCTCACCAAATGCCAGCGGTGTAAAAAGTGGCTATCTAGGAGAGTTAAATCAGTTTGTCAGTTATCTTGTAGGCGAAACTGTATTGTATCAGGGCAAACTTTGGGAAGCCGTGAATAATATCAGTGCAGGAGATGGCAGTTCTATAAATTTCAACAGTGAAGATTGGAAACCAGCTACTATAGTGAATGCCAATCCAGCAGCCAGAGGAAATGGCTTTACAGATCAGGGCATGATCTCTTTGTATAGATATTCTCAAGGACAGTGGGAAATTGCTCATAGTTTTGTAAGTCCCCGCCAAGCAGCGTTTGAACAATTTGGTAGTGCTATTTCAATTGGTGTGTCCGGCAATACCTATTATATGGCAGTGTCAGCAGTGGGGTCGTTGTGCGATCCAGCACTAGGCGCTAATACAGGTCGAGGTCGAGTATATCTATATTTCTACAACGGTACAGAATGGCAGCATTTAGAAAATACCAAGTATCTAGGATTATATCAATCATCGTCTCTAGTATTTTATCCAGCTGAATCGATAGTATGGTATCAGGGAGATTTGTATGAATCTGTAGTTGACAATCAAGGCGGCATAATATTGCCTACCGTGCCAACTAATTGGAGAAAATTAGATCCTGTGTCCACACAATGTTCATTGCCAACAAATGTGGCTATGGATGATGACGGATCAACACTTGCAGAAGGCCTGTTGAGTTCAAGTCAGTTGGCAGAACTAGTCAAGGACGGAGATCAATTTGGTATAAGTTTGACCATGAGTCGAGATGGTGCGGTTCTAGTTGTAGGAGCACCTAATTCAGACGGACAGTATTTTTCTAATTACAAGGGTAATTGGAATCTGTACCAGGAATACACAGAAGGCGATGTAGTCAAATGGCAGGGCGGATATCACAGGTTGATAGACGCAACTACATCATCTATAACTAGTCTAGCACAGTATCCAGATGCGGGATTGCCTTGGTCAAATGTAGGAGATAGTGCGTCACCCTCCACCGGCAAGATTTTTATATATGAAAGAGATGCCGGTAACCGATATTCCCTGTTACAGACCATAACTGCAGATTCACTGTCAGATATCAACGACACTAGCAATGGTGGAATCATAGCATCTGGAGATCAATTTGGATTTGCCATAGACATAGACGCTGCTGCTACTACCATTGTGGCCAGCAGCCCGTTGGCAGATATTACCAAGCAGAATCAAGGCGCTGCCTATGTGTTTAAATTTGACAGCGATTCTTCTGTGCGTCAATTTAGATTGAAACAAAAATTACAAAGTTTTGAATATTTTACCAATGAATATTTTGGTTCTAGCATATCTATAAGTCCATCCACAGAAAAAATTGTAGTGGCTGCCAAGAATGCAGGATACTCCATTACCACGCAATTTAATTTTACAACCTTTGACAAACGTAGAACTACATTTTCCGATCCAAGAGGTTTTCCTGGACAGGTCTATGTCTACCAAAGAAAAGACACAGGTTATTTCTTGGTAGAAAAACTAGAAGCAGAGTTTCAGTCAGGAGAATCGTTT